GAACGCCCCGGGGCGGCCAGTTTTATGTCTTGGCGGACATGAGGATTCAGGCGAAGTTCCGAAGGGATTTGGAAACTTGCTTAGGGAGGACACCGTTGTAAAAGATTGATTGCGGTGTCCAAGAGACGACGGGGGTAGGGAGGCGGAGGGAGGGGATACGTAAAGAACGCGCACGCACATGCTCCGTCAACATGGTGTAGACAGTGGCGTAGCTTTCATCTTCAACGTAGGGGAGGGCGATCATCTGGTCGGCGAAAGAGCGGTAGAAGTCCGTGTCATAGGGACGTTCCACGATGGCGACCTCAAGACGATTACGCATGTACTCATAATCGTACGTAAGGTTGCCAGCCGTGATGAGATGACCGAAGAGATGCCCAACGGACGAGTGATTGACCTTGGGGACCATCTTCCACTTGGCCGGGCGGAAGAGGGGGGACACGGTGGGGGAGCCGGCGAGGAGAGAATCGTCACCACCAAAGGCTTGAGGCGTGTGGCGGATGCCGGTGTACATCGCATTGGTAACCGCCAGATTGCCCAGGGTATTGAGCAAAAAGGTGTAGCGGTTGCCAGAATGTTGCATGAGGCGGAGATTGCCACCGAAGAAGCGGGTGGTAGAAGCCTCGCGAACAAACGTCTCGATATAGTCCGACGGGAACCCAAGCTGCTGAAACATCCAAGCATAGAAAGCGAAGAACGGGCCATCGATGCTAGAGTCCCAGGCCGTGAAGTCGGTCTCGGTGAACCCATCCCCCGATTTGAGGAACGTACTGGTAAAATTACCAAGATCCTCGGTGGTACGGCGGAGGTGGAGATAGACGTGCTCAGGGCATTCCTCCAGAACAACCTTTTCCAAACACAACGCATAGACAGCGTCACGGAAGGTCTTGGTGGCAGGGAAGGAGGTGACGATTTGACCGGCGGACGCATTGCCGCCCCATTTCTCATTCTTTCGCACAACCTGAGACTTGAGGAAGGTCTTGGTGAACGTGAGATCCCAATCAACATCCTGCACGAGAAGAGAACGTTGAACATCCTTAAGTGTTTTCTTAGAACACCAGGAGTCGAGCACCTCTTCAGTGCAAAGGTCGAGGAGCGAGGAGAAGTCCCGGCGTTTGTTGAAACGAGGGAACTGGGACAGGAAACCGGCGCGCAGCTGATGGAACCTGCTGGACTGTTTGGCGCGGGTGATCGAGGCAATGTTATCGCCGGCGGATGCGAGGTGGAGGCGCTTGGCGTAGGAAGCAGCCTCGGTTGCGCGGTCGGCTCGACCGTGGTGGAGAGCACCGGGATGTTTATGACCGGGGAATTGTTCAGAGACAACTTTACCAACAGCGAACTCACGGACAGAGGCGTCGCGGAAGTCGGGTTGGGTGAAGTTGTTGATCGGGTCAAAAGCCATCTCAGGCACGGGGACGGTTGCGGTCACGGGGGGATTGGTGCTGGCACGCATGATGCGCGTGACGAGAGGATAATAAAAAGACAACTGGTGCATAGCGGCATCAGTCGTGTAAACACCGTCCTCGGGGATACCAGCAGAATCATTATAACCGACGAAGGGGAGGGCGGGCCCGGCGCGGAGAGAAGGAACACGTGAACGAATGTATTCCGCGACAGTGCGAGCGATGATGTGGTCCGGGTCATCCGCAGCGGTGAGACAAGCACGACGGCGAGCTGCGGACATGTGGACCATGGCGGAGAGGATGGTGGAGGAACCCCAAAGACCGGCGCGAGGTGGGAGGGTGGCATGGTCGAAGACGAGGAAGCAGTCAGTCTTGTTGCGGGTGAGACCGACGATCGCTGGAGCGTCCGTCATGGAAGACGACATACCGCCAAGATCGAGGGCCACCTGACCGTCCAGATCGAGACCTTGGGAAAAAGAGGTCACGAACGCCAGAGTACCACCGTTACATTTAGTCTCGACAAACCGCGGGGAGGTGGCAAAGAAAGGCACACCAGGCGGGGGTTGGGAGACCATGAGGTAGTGTCCGTGGCGGTTGGACGTGGTGGGAAGACCGAGAAGCTCAGCGCGCTCGAGGGGCAACCTATGCGTGATGGTGGCGTAGGTAGCATTGGGGAAAAGACGCAGCGCGTCCTGACCGAGGGGGTCGAGCGTCTTGCTGCGGGCGGTGGGGACGGGGAATTGGCCCTCGGACTGGCAGGGGTCACCAGTTAAGATAAGGTGTTCGAGCTGGGGATTGGTGAGCACCAGCAAGTCCAAGGAGCCGGGGGGGAGCTTGGTGAAATCGTCAAGGACACAAGTGGTGCCGAGACTCTTTCGGAAGACTTCCATACCCTCGATGTAACGCGATGATTGAGCGTCAGGGCCAAGAGGGGGGTTGGAAGTGAGGGACTCACTGGCAACGACAGATGAAGGAAAAACCCAGGTGGATTCTTCGTCGTTGGCAACGAGAGGGCGGGCAGCCGTGGTTTTACCGCAACCGAAGACACCGAACAG